CAGGGTAGCGTTTCCACTACCGAGCCATTCGACAATCAACTGTTCGCCATTCAGTGCCAGGGCCGCAAGCAGTTATCCCTGATTGAACAGTTCTACACCGAAGAGCGAGTTATCCGCTTGACCGGCGCCAAGGGCAAGATTGATTGGGTGGAAATCAACAAGCCCGAACAGATGGCCGATGGCACTGTCCGCTGGCTGAACGACATCACCGCAAGACAGGCCGACTTCATTGTCTCTGAACAGGATTACGCCGGCACGTTGCGTCAAGTCATGTTCGACTCGCTGCAGACGATCGTGCAGAAACTGCCGCCTGAGATCGGCTTGAAGTTGTACGGCATTGCGATGCAGTTCTCAGACCTACCGAATGCCGACGAGATTGTTGAGCAACTACGCAAGATTACCGGCGAGCCCGATCCGAACAAGGAACTGACGCCGGAAGATCAGCAGCAGCAAGCCCAGGCCCAGGCGATGCAGGCAGAAGCCGCACAGATGCAACGCGAAATGGCACTGGTGGCATTGGAAGAACAACGGGCCAAGGTGCGCGAACTGAATGCCAAGGCGGGAGAGATTGAATTCCGTGCCGGTGGCCAAGTGGATGATGGTTTGGAACGTGAGCTGATGAAGGTGCGCGCCCAGGCGGCCGACCAGATCGACGCGCTATCCGCCAAGTTGGCGCAACTGCAGTCAGAACTGGCTAACCGTGCCGCCCAGATCAGCGCAGACGCCGACATCAGCCTGGAACAAGCCCGCATCGATGCCGATGCCAAGGTCAGGGTGGCCGAGATTCAGAGCGCCAGCAATGACGCGATGAAGGCGCTGGAAAGCAAACTGATGGATGTCTCGCGCAAGTTCGAGGATGCGATGAAGCAGGAGAAGGAAAAGCCTGCACCGGTTGAGCCTGCAAAACCAGTCTCCGCACCCGCACCCCAGCCGATGAACCTGATTGTCAACGTGGATGCTCGCAAGGATGAGGTCAAGAAGAAGATCAGCATCCAGACCGACGCGGACGGGAACATTACCGGCGCCGATGTGGTGCCGGAAGAGCCAGATGACGGCGACGAAGAATCCGAGAAAGAAGATTGAGCATGGGAAGCAACCCTTCCCTACTTTGGGCAGCCTGCCCGCAACCTGAAAGGACCAGCGCATGAGTGCTATCGATAAAGACATTCTGGACACGATGACCGACGAGGAGCGTGAAATCCTGAATAGCGACGAATGGAAGGACGACCAGGAGCAAGCCGCGAAACGGCCTGACTTGCATGAAGGCGATGAGGAAGTCGAAGAAGCTGACGACGAGGATGATGCGGCAGACGAAGCCGATGAGGCGGATGAAGCGCCCGCGCCTGCTGCTGTAGTTGACGCGCCCGCCGCCGAAGTCGAGGAAGCCACGGTAGTTGAAACCCGCAAAGCCGTCTATCGCGCCGAGCTGCCTGCCGACTATGACGCCAAGGTTAAGGCGCTGGCCGATGAAGACGCTGGTCTGGCCGCCAAGTTCAAGACGGGTGAGATTGACTTTGATGAGTTCCGTGCGCTGTCCACCGAACTGAACAACAAGCGCCATGACTTGAGCATGGCCAAGGTGAAGGCTGAGATTGCCGCCGAAATGGGCGAGCAGACCGCCGAATCGACCTGGCAGGAAACGATTGATTCGTTCATGGCGAAATCGCTCAAGGATGAAGGCATCGATTACCGCAAGGACAAGCCAAAGGAAAAGGATTTGGACTTGTTCGTCAAAGCCTTGGCCGCCGACGAGGAATACGCCGACAAGCCGATGGCTTGGTTCCTGACCGAAGCGCATCGCATGGTGCGCGCAAAGCATGGCATTCAAGCGCCAGCAGTCGTTAAGCCTGGCAAGACGACGCGCCCCGCTCCGGTGGATCAAATCCCGAAGACGCTGGCCGGTGTACCTGGCACGGATGGCCCTGGCGACATGGGCGGCGATGAGTTCCAGGACCTTGATCGCTTGGAAGGTCTCGAACTGGAAGACGCGGTAGCCAAGTTATCGCCGGCTGCGCGTGAAAAGTATCTGTCTGCGTGATGCCTGGCGAACGCACCAGCCTTATCGTTGAAATCCGCCCGGGTGATGTGATTCATCTGGGCGACAAAATCATTGACGTGGAGCTAATCCAGAAGTCGGGCCAGTCGGCTCGGCTGAAGGTGACGGCTCCGCGTGATGTGGTGGTGGTCAAGGAAAAGCATGAACGGTGTCAGTGATGCCCGTTCCATGCTTGGCAGACTATCACTGTCAACTGGCGCGTAAGCCATGTTGAGAACGCAGCAGAAAGGGTTTTTGCTGTAGCTGTCCAGTCCGGAAGCGGATGAACACGGCGGTTTGGAAGCGCAGGAGTGCTCCAAAAGGTTGTTAACTTTTGAAGGAGCACTCTAAATGGCCAGAACGATTGTTGGCGTCAACGATGCCAAGGCAGTAAAACGGTGGGCGACAGGTCTTGCGTATGACACGTCGCACAAATCCTATTTCAACCAGCGTTTCATGGGCAAAGGCGCTGATGCCGAAGTGCCCGTTCAAATCCTGACCGATCTTGAATCGGATGCTGGTGAGCAAGTCAGTTACGACCTGTTGGCCGAACTGAAGATGGCGCCGGTTGAAGGTGAAGACACCCTCGAAGGCAAGGAAGAAGGTCAGAAGTTCTATACCGATACGATCTGGATCGACCAAGCTCGTTGCGGTGTGAACACCGGTGGTCGCATGACCCGCAAGCGCACGCTGCATAACCTGCGCGAGAAGGCCAAGCGTCAACAATCTGGCTGGTGGGGCCGTTTGATTGATGAACTGCTGTTCGTCTATATCTCTGGCGCACGCGGTATCAACAGCAACTTCCTGTTGCCGACTGGGTACACCGGCCGCGCCAACAACACGCTGTATACACCGGACGCCAATCACGTCCTGTACGGCGCTGAGTTGGATGCAAACGGACTCGAAACTGGTTTGCCAACTTCGTTCGCAACAATCGATGTGAATGACAAGTTCAGTCTGCGCTTGATTGACCGAGCCAAGACACGTGCTGACAGTCAAGGCGGCGGTGCAACTGACATTCCGGTACTACAGCCGTGCAAGATGGACGGCAACGAAACCTTCGTTTGCGTGATGCACACCTTCCAGGAAGATGACATGCGCCGCAGTACCGCTACCGGGCAATGGATGGACATCCAGAAAGCCGCCGCTGGCGCAGAGGGCCGCAATAGCCCGCTGTTCAAGGGTTCGCTCGGCATGTATCGCGGCGTCATTCTGCACAGTCACCGCAATGTCATCCGTTTCAACACGGCAGGTTCTGGCTCTAACGTCGAGGCCGCGCGTGCGTTGTTCATGGGCACTCAGGCTGCCGTGGTGGCTTACGGCTCTCCGGGAACCAACCAGCGTTTCTCTTGGCACGAAGAGACCCGAGACAACGGCGACAAGGTGGTCATCTCCACGTCGAGCATCTTCGGTATCAAGAAGGTTCGCTTCGACTACGACGGCGATGGCACTCCCGACATGGACTTCGGCGTGTTTGCGCTGGATACCGCTGCGGCTGCCCGCTAACCCATCCTGGCCGGGCATCCGCTCGGCCAAGTTGAATTGATTTGAAAGGATACAGACATGAGCACTTTTGCTAATGCCGCGACCGCAAATGATTACATGACCGGACGCAAACCACTGCCGACGCCGCAGGGTGCCGAGGTTGTTGCCGCGCGATTCACCATCGCACTGGGAACCGCTGACCTTGACGCCAGCGACATCGGCGCTTTCGCCAAGCTTCCCGCTGGATGCGTGCCGGTTGATGCGTTTGTCGATTTGACTGACGTTGATTCCAGTACAGCAGCCTTGGTGCTGACCTTTGGCGTGCTGACCACTGCAGCCGCAACTGCGCTGTCTACGGTGACGGCTGATGGTGGCGGTGCATGGGGCGCGACAACGGCAGTTAACGCTGCTTCAACGCAACGACTGACCATGACCGGCATCAACATGATGTCAGTGACCCCGACGCAAACTGACCGCTTGGTCGGCTGCATCGTGACCACGGCGCCGACAACTGCTGTTGCCGGAACCTTGGGCTTGACGCTGCACTATCGCAACGCCTGATTGCTATAGGCGGTTCCCTTGGTGCCATTTTGGTGCCAAGGGGTTTTAGGAGATTACATGCTGATCGAAACGCTGATTCGTCCGCGCACGGATGGCACCGTCAAGACTGATTTGGATGGGGCGAAATACATTTTCGCGCCGCTTGCTGATGGTCGAGTCGTGTGTGAAGTGGAAGACCCGAATCATGTCGCCTATCTGCTGTCGTCTGGCAACTTCTACCCGT